CTTTGGTCAGCTGTGCCAGTGCATCCTTGCTCAGTGCTGCAACGATAGATTTCTGAGCGTGACCATAAGAACAGTAGGCATCTGCCGCTGTGAACTTGGTAAACTCTGAGATGATAAAGGTGCGCAACTGTCTGTCGTTGCATTCACTCAGTGCCTTCAAGTTAGCTGCGCGGTGCTCTTCGCCCTTGTAGCTTCCTTCGATCCAAAGGCTGAAGTGCCTACGCACGATGTGGTTGGGGTCTGTGAGGTCGCCTGCTAAGTCTTGGGCGATGCTTTGTGTTGCTGTAAGTGTCATTCGATCAGTCTCCTTTATGTGAAGGAGTGCTGAAGTCACACGAATGGTTGGTGGTGTTCTGCGATTATTGCCGCTTGGTTTAACACAGGGGGAGTTACAGTCCCCTGCCACACCTTGCGGCCTGTCGCCCACTAATCTTTCGTCGAGCCTTCGGCCTCCGTGGTATCTTGATGCCAGTTTATGTAGTCCCCCGCAAGCAGAAAGTTTGCCCATGAGATAACTTTCTGCACTAAGGGGGCTTCTGTCCCCCTATAGAAGGGGAAGCGGAGACAATAGCGCCGCGAGGACACTCCTGAGACCCTCAATCCTTACGCGTTCCAGTATACCCCGGCCCCTCCTACTAATAGTCGACCAAAGTCCAAGAGCTTGAGGTCTATTAGATGACCCAAGAAACATCCTCCTTGTTAACACCAATCCAAAGAGAACCAAAGAACGTCCCGAGCCGACCTCAGTCAACTATAGTACCAGTCAAGAGCTGTGTGTGTGTAGTTGTGTTGCTGAGGGGGTTGCTCAGGACAACCAAGGTCGACCACCTCACCATTGAGTCTGTTGGTCCCTTGGTTCCCACCTATAGAACCAGAGAGAACCGAAGATGCTGAGAGCAATCGTGAGACGACTAAAGATTATCTATCTGTCATGTGCTGCCTATGAGCATCACAGGCTGGCTAATCGTGCTGCTGACCAACTGCGGATGCACTCGACCAAGACGCTGAAGGACATCGGCATAACTCGTGGAACTATCAGCGCTGCTGCACACCATAAGTGTCCGTGGTGTAGTGAGGACGTTTGGCAGCAATGGATCAAGTGAGCGGGTGTTGACTGGTGTTGACTGGTGTTGACTGAGGACTGTCCCTATCTGTGTTGAAAAGTCCAAGCCCCCAGCCAAACAAATTTCCCGTCGGCCAATGGCAACTAATGTCCTTACATGTGTAGATCATAGGCCCCCACCAGTGGGACCATACATCCCCCGCACCACAGAAGCTATAGATTGCAAGTGGTTAGCTGTTAGGGTCAATCGTTTCGGTAGGTTCCCTAGTCAAAAACTGACCCCCGCACCCTCGAAACAAAAAGCAACTTCAAAACACAGGGCTAAAGTTCTTGTTGTTGTTGTTGTTGTCGGCCTCTTTGAAGCAGGCTCACCTATAGAGAAAAGGAACCCAAGATGGGCCTCGAAACTGGAACATACCTAGACGCCTTAGTAACCACGAACCCTGTGGCAACTGATGGTCTCGCGCAAGCTGATGACCACATCCGCCTCCTCAAGAGCACTCTCGCCAACAGTTTCCCAAGCATCACTGGTGCGGTCACTGCCACGCAGGGTGAACTAAATGTCCTAGATGGCATCACCAGCTCCACAGCTGAACTGAATGTACTTGATGGCATCACAGCCACCACAGCTGAACTTAACTTCACTGATGGCGTCACAAGCAACATCCAGACACAGATGGACACCAAGGCACCACTGGCGTCTCCCACGTTCACTGGCACACTCAATGCCCCGACAGCCAATGTCACCACAGTTGACTTAGGCGACTGGACGATAACGCAGAGTGGCACTGATCTTGTGTTCTCTCATAGTGGCACTGCGCGCTTTAAGCTCTCCAGTGCTGGTGCTCTCACTGTTGAGGGTGATGTGACTGCATTTGGAGATGCCTAATGACCTTACAGACATCTGGCACTATAGACCTGAGTGACATTGAGACTGAGTTTGGAGGCTCTGTGCCCACCAGTCTCTCTGAGTATTACAGCGGTGCTTCTTTTGTCCCTACAGGGACACCGGGCATCCCCAGCACTGGCACTATTAGTCTGAGTGATTTCTATGGGGCATCCAACCAGTATGCGTTTAGTATAACCACTGACACGCAGAATGCTGACATTAGATCACTAGCTATTGCAGATGGCTGGGACGGTCAGGTTCCTTTGGTTGCTAATGTAAACTCAGGTATAACTCTGTACTCTAACAGCACCTCCACAGGTGGCGCAGTAGTATCTGGTAGCTTCCCTGCTGGTATAACCATAGTCAACAGCGGTAACATCACGGGTCAAGGTGGTGGTGCCCAAGCGGCAGGGGGACCAGCCCTACAGATTACCACCAGCGATACAGTCAAGGTGACTAATAACTCTGGTGCCTTCATTGCAGGCGGTGGGGGTGGCGGGGGTGGCTCCCAAGGCGGCGGTGGTGCTGGCCAAGCAGCTCCCGGTCAAGCTGGTTCCGCTGGTGGTGCCTTTAATAGCACAACGACACTTAGCGCCTTTGTTTCCCCATATGGATGTTCCGAAGGTGGAACGATGTCTGGTACTATCAGTTGTTCCACAGCTGTCAGTGGTGTCATAGGTGCAGGGGGTCAACAAGGTGCCTCTGCTGGTTCTGGCACAGGAACCGTCAGTAACTGTACGGGCACTGGCACACTGACTAACCCCAACGGCTGTGCCCCGATCTCTTACTCTGCTACACTTATAGGTGGTAGTGGCTCACCCAACCCCGGTGGCCAAGGTGGCTCAATACTATCAGCCACACAGAACCAAACCGTCAGTGGCGGTGGATGGGGTCTAGCTGGTGCCAACGGAGGCGGCGCAGGCGGTGCAGCCATCTCAGGCACATATGCTTCACTTACAGACAACGGTACAGTCTATGGATCAGTCTGATGAAGATGTGGTCATAACACAAAGCACCACAGACCACTTTAGTGGTTCAGTGACTGTAAAGCACTTTCGTTATCACCCCAAGCGCATAGCCGAAATGTCTAAGAAGAGAATGGCTATTTGCAACACCTGTGAGCACCTGACAAAGCTAAAGAAATGTAAGCTGTGTGGGTGCCTCATGTTAGCTAAAGTAGCTATTCCCTTTGTCTCTTGTCCTGATGACAAGTGGCCAGATGAGCAGCTTACGCCACAGTAAATAAGGAACTCAGGCCATGCCTAACCTACCAATCCGTGGACTAGGGTCCGTGGGCGTGGTCACTGATGTTGACCCCTACAACCTCCCCATCAATGCCTTCACTAGAGCCAAGAACGTCAGGTTCAGTGATGGCAACGTAAGTAAAGGCCCTATCTTCCGTGGTGTGTCTAGTGCTGTCTCATGGACACCTGCGTTTAGCTACGGTCTAATCGCTCAGACTGGCTATGACACAGTTCTGGTAGTAGATAACACTTTTGACATCTATGAGTTAAACAATGGTGCATTCAGCCAAGTGTTTAACTCTTCGTCTACTTCAAGCCTCAGTTCTATTACAGCTACAACTCTTGCAGATGTTCAGTATGTAAACCGCTCTGACCAAGCACCTGTGTCTAGGTTAGCGACTGCTATCAATTTTACCTCGCTTGCTAATTGGCCTGCTGGCTACAAGGCGAATGCTTTGCGTAGCTTTGGTGACTTTCTGTTGGCGCTGGGCACTGTAGAGGGTGGTGTATCATTCCCTAACCGTGTGAGGTTCTCTGATCCCGTACAGGCCAACCAAGTGCCTACTACATGGGACGAAACTGACCTCACTAACAGCGCAGGCTTCAATGACCTCGTGCAGATGAAGACCCCTATAGTTGATGGTGCCACCCTTGGCCCCAACTTCCTTGTGTACTCTAAAGACCAAGTGTGGATGATGGAGTTTGTAGGTGGCACGTTTATCTTTAACTTCCGCAAGGTCTTCGATGACGCCGGAGTAATCAATCAGAACTGTATTGTGGAAGTAGAAGGCAAACACTACGTCTTCGACAGAGATGACATCTATGTAACTGATGGCAACACCCGCCAGTCTATCTGTGATGGACGCGTCCGTGACTACATCTTCTCAGGCATGGATAACTCTAAATCAGATGTATGCTTTGTCATTCACAACACTAAACTGGAAGAGCTGTACTTCTGCTACCACAGTGGGGACGATATGGCTCTCTACACTGGCGGTACTAAATGTAACCGTGCAGCTGTCTATAACTACAAAGAGGACAACTGGTCCTTCCAAGATTTACCAAACGTAGTCTCTGGCTCTGAGGCCAACATCAACTCAGTGACATCCTACGCGACAGCAACTCAGACATATGCAGACATTGGTGGCTCTTACCACGACCAAGAAAGTCCTTATGGGCGCAACCCTCTTGTTGTCTCTCTCGCAGATGCTGACGCTGGAACATCCGTATCTAAAGTGTATGGTCTTGACCTTGTAGACCGAGGCAGCTTGTCACAATCCTTAGACACTACAGTGTCTCCTGAGTTCCTCTTGGAGAGGGTGGGTATAGACCTTGATGATGCAGGCATCCCCCTCAGTGGTTACAAAGTAGTCTCTAGGTTATATCCGCAAGTTTCCACACCAAACTCTGATGGAACATTTAGCTTTACGTTTGGTGCCGCTGATACCCCTAACGCATCTCCTAACTACTCAACCTCTGTCACCTTCAATGCTCTGACAGACTATAAAGTAGATACCAGAATGTCAGGTAGATACCTGTCTTACAAAATGACCAGTAGCACCCTAAAAGACTTTGCCTTCTCAGGCATGGACGCTGAGTTAGTAGTCACAGGTCGGAGGTAACACATATGTCACTATCCGACAAAATAAACCTACTGGTGTTTTCTTATGTTAGGCGCCAGCAGCCCTCGTTAAACCCAGACTTCATTGTTAACTATATACAAGAAGAGCTGAGAGAGATTGAAGCTGCTACTCGTTCCCTTGCGGATGCAAGCATTCAAGTTGCAGACAGAGACCCTAGTAACCCAAGAAAAGGCATGGTTCGCTATGCTGTGTCTCCTTGGGATCCACTAGGCAACGGAACTCAAGGACTTGTTGTTTACAACGGTACTGCTTGGGTCGCTGTATGACCCGTAGAGTCCCAGTCATAAAGCGTCTTGGCAAATACACTGTGTCTTTGGAGCAATGCAGAGGGCTGACGTATATACATTGTGATATACACACTAAGTGGTCAGCATCTCTCAAACGTGAGCTACACGCTGACTTTAGCAATCTACTAGATTTATCTGACGTACAAGAGTTTTACACTTTGAGTGCTACTGATGACTACAAGCACCATAAATTCTTAGGACTTTTTGGCTTCACGCATATGGAAGATGTCCCATGCGAAGGGGGCCTTCTTAGGCACCTCTACAAAATAAAAAAATCGGAGTAACAAAATGGGTATTGATCCGTTTACCGCACAAATTGGCGCATCTTTAATCGGTGGTGTCATGGGCAAGAAAGGCGCAGACAAGCAGTATGACGCTCAACAAGCAGCTATTGACGCCCAACTGGCCCCCTTTAGACAATACGAACCATATGTGAACGCTAACCTATCTGGATCGTCTGGTGCCCTAGACGGTGTTCTTGCAACTGGTGCGTACACTGGTCCTACATATGCAGGTCCAAACGCCTTCCAGACTGGCACAGCCACCAACATGGGCAACATTGGCGGAAACCTCCAGAACTTCGGTTACGGAATGATGGACAATACGTCTGGCTTTGGCGCTAATGCCAACTCCTTGTTCAATCAGTACCAAGGATTGGCCAACTCTACACAGAATGACCGCCTAGCTACAGCCATGGACTACGCTCGTGCCAACGCAAACCCATTGGTTGACGCTGC